CAAGCTCTACAACATTCGGGATTCGGCAGGCAACTATTGCCAATAACACAAATCAGTGCGTGGCGTATGTATTCAGCCCAGTAGTCGGGTACTCTGCGATGGGTTCCTGGACAGGTGGAACTGCAAACACATTTGTGTATACAGGTTTTCGCCCAGCGTTTTTGCTAGCGAAAAACTCGTCGGCAGTAAGTGATTGGTGGATTAGAGACTACAAGAGACTTGTTTCGGCCAATGGCAATCCCACCCAGTACACACTATTTCCGCAAAGCTCTGCGGCTGAACGAGATGATTTTTATGATTTGGTTGATTTTGTCTCAAACGGGTTTGTATTAAAAGGAGGAGCCGGCAACTTTACAAACGCATCCGGCACTTGGATTTACTACGCAGTGGCTGAAGCGCCATTTAATTATGCAAGAGCTAAGTGACCACACAAGAGAACAAGACTACGCGCCCTGTAGTTTGTTTACGCTTTCAGAAAAGCGCCACATAGCATCGGCGTAACTGGCACCGATAGGCTCTGGCTCTGGAACTAGCGTCTTATAGCCAGCTTGATCCAGAATGGCACGGGCAAAGTCAAGCACGCCCTGATCACTAAAGCAGATGTAATTGGTGAAGCAGTTTGCGTGCATGTACATAATTTCTTGGATCTCTTCGTCGGTCATGGTGCCGTGATTGCGTAGGAGGCTAGAGTGGCAGAAGCCTTCCAGCGGTGTCAACTACTAGACGCCTGAACCACTGTGTTTCTTTTAGACGGCCAACCCCTTGCTCTTGACGTTGCCTTTACCGATCCCAAGACAGGGATCCAGTACCCGGCCAACTTTTTGAGGCTGAGCAGCCCGGAAGAGCGCGCCGCGATCGGCATCACAGAGGTGCCCGACCCGCCGACCTGGGATCAACGCTTCTACTGGGGCTACGACGCCGAGGGCAAACTGATTCCCAAGGACCACGCTCAGCTGGTCGAGCAGTGGGTGCAACAGACTCGCACCACCGCCAACACGCTGCTGCAGCCCACCGACTGGATCATTATCCGCGAGGCAGACAACGGCAAAGCTGCTGACCCGCTGCTCAAGACCTGGCGTGAAGACATCCGCCTGGCTACCGGCGTAAAAGTGGGTGTGATTCGTGACACCCTTGACACCGACGACCTGGCTGCCTACATCACTGGTGCCAATTACCCCGTCTGGCCTGCCGATCCGTACGCACCGCAGCCTGTTGTCGAAGAACCAGTGGCCGAAGACTGATGGCCGTCAAAGCTAAAACCGGAACGGCTCGGATTGAGCATCAACCAGGACCTCCAAAAACCACCAGCATCGGTTACGGCCAGAACAGCCGTCCCCGCCGCCGCGGAAAGAAACCCCGCCGAGGCCAAGGCCGCTAGGCTATAACCATGATCGAGATCATCGCTGCTGTTGCTGGAGCCTCCATCAGCGTGGCTGCGATGGGCGCGATGGGTTTCAGCCGCCGCAGCGACGAAGCCCGCGACGCCGTAATCCGCCTCACCGCTGCCGTGGAGCACATCGCCACCCAACTGGAAGTGCTCCACAACGACATCAAAGAAGACCGCAAAGAAACATTTGGCCGCCTCAATCGCGTGGAACAACGAGTCACCGTGCTTGAAGCCCGTCCACCATCATGTCCTCAGTAATTTCTACCGAAGACCTGGGCCAAAGTTTCCATCTCGACACCCTCCGCAACGACGACGGCCACATCTACTACCGCATCTGCACCCGCGGATCCTGTAGATATGTTGAAGATTTGTGGATGGCCATGATGTACGCCGAGTCAATGGGCTGGCTCCCACCAGATCGTTCCACTCACTGACTCAACCACCACCGGATCGCATCCTCCACATGCGGTTCCCAGAACTCCTGCATCCGAAACCACTCGGACCATTCCGTGGAACTCTTCCGGGTATTACACGACAGGCAACACGCCACCAAATTCGACGGCACCGTCTCACCACCTTTCGACTTGGGACGCACGTGATCCAGCGTTCCCGACTTACCGAGTTGTTCGCGGCAATACGCACACTTGTAGTCCCAGCCCTTCAATATCTGCTCTCTAAACCTGGCCTTAGCCTCGCGTTTACGAACAAACCCATCTTGCTCGTCGATGTAATCCACACCGCGCAGCAGCTACCCCAACGGTAGCGACAGAAACAGCATTGTTGCTAAAACACTTGCCACCACAGCTAGACTTACACAGAAAAGTCCCCTACTACACCTCATGGACTTCCTGTCGCATCCAGCCTTCTGGATCGTGGTCGCCGCCGCTTCCGAACTGATCGCTCTGTCTCCCCTCAAGAGCAACAGCATTATCCAGCTGGTATTCCAAATCCTTTACCTCATCAAAGGAAAAAAGCGCTGATCCGCTTTGACGAACGTGCTCTGGACAGTGTGATCCAGAGCACTGTCGACGCGGAAATCAGCAAGTGGCACAACAGCCAACCACAAAACACCGCATCACCTGCAACCGTTGACCACCCCATAGATCCCGAGCTGCAGACTGGAGAGTCACAGAAGCTCGGCGGCCCCATGTCCATCCACGCCCCCTGGCGCCGTGACTAACCCTTCAACCCTTCGTCTGCTGGATCTGTGCCGGTTCTACCGCGCCCTCCCGCACCAAATGGCAGCCCTGCAAGAACTGCAGGAAGCCATCCAAAAAGCCGACCCCAACCTCCTTACCCGCACCCAACCCTGGTTCAAAACCTGGAGCCAAAGCGGCAAAATCCTTGCCATCACCAACGACTGGAACGGCATCACCAAAGCGGCCCGCATCGCTGGCGCCAAATTCCCCGAGCTTGTTGCGGCCCAATGGGCACTGGAATCCAACCACGGCACAGCAGTCTCGGGCCGCAACAACTTCTTCGGCCTCAAGGGTGAAGGCACCGCCACCAAAACCCAAGAATTCCTCAACAACCAGTGGGTCACCATCACCGACTCCTTCATCGACTTCCCTGACATCCAAACCTGCGTCTGCTACTTGGTCGATCACTGGTACAAAGACTTCAAAACCTACAAAGGCGTCAACAATGCCGCATCCCGCGAAGACGCCGCCCGGATGCTGCAAAAACAAAGCTACGCCACCGACCCCACCTACCCCGAAAAGCTGATTAAACTCATGGATCAGCACGCGGTCAAACCCGAAACCGCCGGCACCTGCACCCTCAAAGTCCCCTACGAATACCAGCTCGACAACAAAAGCGGCACTGGCTACCGCGAGTGTTTCAGTTCCAGCTGCGCCATGGTTGCCCGCTACTGGGGCCGCATCGGCAACGACGACGCCTACAACGTCATCCGCCGCAAATACGGGGATAGTACAGACGTATCAGCCCAGCTCAGCGCCCTCCGCTCCCTGGGCCTCGCCGCCACCTTCATCCAAGACGCAACCGCCTCCACCCTGGAAGAACAACTCGAAAAAGGCCGCCCCACCCCAGTCGGCTGGCTCCACCGCGGCCCCGTCTCAACCCCAAGCGGTTCCGGTCACTGGAGCGTGGTCACCGGCTTCACCCCAACCCACTTCATCCACAACGACCCCAACGGCGAGGCCGATCTCGTAAAAGGTGGCTACGTGAGCAACAAAGGAGGCGCCGGCATCGCATACTCCCGCAAGAACTGGCTCCCGCGCTGGCTCATCGACGGCCCCGATTCCGGCTGGCTCCTACAAATCCACCCCGTGTGACATGCACAACCCACTCGAACCACGCCTGGAGCACCAACTAACGCAACACGCCCAAGAGCGCTACCTCGATCAACTCCACGCGGCCCGTAACCTCGACGAACTCCACAAAGCTGCAAAACTCCTTAACCAGCTCTACCACCTAGAGCGCATCAAAACGGACTGGGCCATCCGCGAAGCTGCCAACAACTTGGCCGAAATCTGCGGTTACGACCGCGACTCCCGTTGACGCTTCTGCAACATCGCCCGAGCGTCCTTTTCTTTTCCATTTTTTGACCTCGCCAGTAAAGGCTTAGCTGGCTTGTCAACAGAAAACGCAATAGACCCCCGATATTTTGTTTCCGCGTACGCCCGCGCTTCCTGCAAAGTCTTTCCTGGAACAAGCGTCCTCAACGCCCCACGCCCAGGTAACCACACCTCAATCTCAAACCACTGTTCAGACATTAGTCTTCCAGGACTTTGGATAGTCGGGCTCCTCTACCGGCTGCACAACCACTGGAATACGAGTAATCTCCTCTACAAACCTGGCCGCTTTGATGGTGCGCTCGTAGGTCGTCCACGACCCAGCATCCTCCCGCACCTCAGTCAGCAAAATTTTCTTCGTGTCGGGCTGAGCCGCAGCGACGTACTTATCCCCACACAAAATCACATAACGAGTCATGAATCCCCCTGTTGCTTGGAGCGTTGCCTGCCTTCTACTCGTCGTTTTACCGACTCTGCCCACATCGCATGATCCGCCGCCTCCGCCGCCTTGTAATCCGACGTCAACGACATCTTCTCCAGCGCCGCATAAATCATCTCCCTCATCAGTGCCGTGGGTCTTTTGTTCTCCTTCTCAGCCAGCTTCACCACCAACCCGTAACGATTGGGATCCAAAAGGACCTGGCAATAGAATTTTGACCCGTGCTTAAGCGGCATACCCATGCGGTCTACTCTGCTACATAATAGCACTACCAACGGGCTGGAGCGTCCACCTTTTTCTTCCACGCCTCCGACTGGGCCTGTCTAGCCGCCATCCGCTGCCTGGCACACCCCTTACGCACATCGAAGGCCCACTCCAGGAACATGGCGGCCCGCTGCAGATCCGCGGTGGTGGCCTTGCGGATCGCAGCGTACAGCCGCTCCATGATGATCTGCCGCCCTGTCTTAGCCATCATCCCACCCAAACGCCAACGAAATTCTGACCACAGTCTTACCCGGAAACAGCTCCTGAATCTGCTGGTGCGCCAAGTACGCATCCTCCGCCTCCACTTTGTACTCATGGAGCGGACCCCCAATGCACCGCATTACCACGGTGTACCAGCGCAACGGCTTGGGCCTCATTTCGCCTCCAACCAAGAATCCCCGACATGCGCCTCAGCCAGCGCCGGCACTACCCCAAGCCATTCCGCCTCAGCCTCCTCCATCGTCTTAGCCAACTGGAGCGCCCACCTCTCCGCATGATCTTCCCGCACCAACAAAATCACCTCGTCGTGAACCACGCCGGCAAGTTGCACCACCTCCTCACCTTCTTTCCGCAGCAGCGGCCACAACTTCCCCAGCGTTCGTTTCAACACCGCCGCACCAGCCCCCTGAATTGGAGTATTGCAACGAGTAGTCAGCTTATTGTGCTCACCCGGAAGAAACCGCCGCAACTGCGATTTGCGAATTCGTATCGCAGGATTGCCCGCAGTCGCATCAGCTGCGCGAGCATTTTGGCGTTGCCACCTGCTGATTCCTGTATAGGCTGCGTGGAACTTTTCCCGCACCTCCGCTGCCTCATCAAGATCCATTTGTATCCCCATGCTTGCTGCATAGTTGCGTAATCCTCTGGCTCCTGATCCATACAAAAGGCCGAAGTTCGCAGACTTAGCAATCTGGCGTTGCTCTTTTGTAACTTCATGTTCATCGACTCCATAAATTTGCATCGCAGTAAGTGTGTGCAAGTCCGTCCCACGCTGGAAAGCCTCGATCATGAGTGGATCTTCGGCCTCTGCGGCAGCCAGCCGCAGTTCCATCTGCGCGTAATCGGCCACCACCAGTTTCCACCCTTTTGGCGCCTTCACACAGTCCCTAAATCTGGAATCTCTTGGAATTTGCTGCAGGTTCGGACTGATACACGACATCCGCCCCGTATCCGCCCCCAACTGCATATAGCTGGCACGAATAAAACCATCCGACCCGAGGTGCTTGAGCAGCGCTTCGACCATTTGCCGGCGTTTCTCCACCCGCTTCCAAGCCAGATACTCAGCCACAACCGGATGATCCCCTGCATACTCCCGCAACGCCTGCCTGCTGGCACTCCACACACCTGTAGAGTCGTATGTTTTTTCACCTAGCAGAGTAAAAAACGCTTTTTTAAGCTGCAACGGACTATTAAGATTAAAACCCGCTTTCATTTTGTTACCTGCTCTAACGGTTCCTGTATCTTTAGGGCGTGTATTTATACTGCCATCAGGATCTCTAGGGAGTTTACAATGTGCAGGAAGTGCCGCATCTAGTGACAACAAAAAACTTCGCCCTAATTCCTGGTTCTCTTCAGCTAACTCCTGTCGGAGCGTTTCTAGTGACTTGCGATCAAACGGCAGCCCGGTTCGCCAAAGCTGCGCCATCGCCGGCAACGCCTTGCACTCCAGAAACCACGCATGGTGCAGATTCGCCTCCGCCATTAAGTTATTCAAAATAGGATCTAACTCAATTAAAACATTCACATCTTTAGCGGCATACTGTAACTGTTCTTCAGTGAGTTCGCCGCTCCAATCACTTTTTTGCTGTTCTTTAGGCAAATCTACCATAAGGTAATCTTTAACTAAATGCTGTAAACCATGTTTTACATGTGGCATACCGTTTGTAATAATACGGCTGGCCAGCATGGTACATAGCACATTACCCTCGGGATAAATCTCGTGCTCCTGCAACCAACCCAGATCAAATACGGCATTGTGGGCTACCCAATACCGCTTAGTCGCAAAAAACTCCTCCACTTCAACCCACTCGTCATCCTCTAGTTCCCAACAGTCGATGATCACAGGTTCGCGGTCCAGTGCCGCCAACTGCAATAATCGCAACCCTCCGAACTTCGGCTGAAGTCCTGTGGTCTCACAGTCAAACGCAACAGTCGTCGCGTTCTGGAGCGTGTGCAAATACTCCAGGCCAAACAAAAACTTTGTGTCCATGGTGTGGATCGTTGTGTGTATAAGTGTGCCCGAAGTTACTCGGGCTCTGGATCGCTCTTGGCGCGTTCCTCAAGCTCTGCGGCTAGCACAGCAGCCGACCGCAACATCGTAGACAGAGTGATGGGCCTCATCTTACGATTCGTCGCAAATCGCAACGCCCATCGCACCCCCATCGAAACATTCCCCTGCCCCAACCTCCGGGCCTCTTCTATCTCCTCCCGACTCAACCTCAAATTCACCGTAAAATTCCGTCCCTTCCCATTGGGACGCCGATCACTACCCGGCATCCGCACCCTCCAGCTCGGCGGCGATGGCGCAGAGGTAATCAACACACTCCATGCCATCCCAGTGGTGGTGCACCTGATCCGCAGCAGCTCGCAGGGCGGCGGCGATACCATTGCGGTCAGCCTCAAATGCAACATTGCAACTTGGCTTGCAGGCATAACCGTTCAAAAAAGCATCCAGCACCGCCTGCGCGGTGGGGGATAACGGAGGGGCGATGGCGTGTTCACTCATGAGCAACAGGCGCTCGTGCTCTTCGTTGGTAAGTGTTTCCATGATTTGATCAGCCACGGTCGGCCTCCTGCTGCGGCACCGGCAGCGCGTGGTGAGGGAGCCAGTGGATCCAAGGTTGTAGGCGTATCGGGCGCGTGTGCAGGACCCATGCGTCCTCGTCGTCATCCCACCACCAACATTTTTCTTCCGCATCACAATCCTCCGGACCCGGCAGGTGCTCAACGACGGGCACCGGCTCGATGGCTGGGCGGCGCTCGCCGAGTAACTGCGCGGCCAGAGTGAGCTGCCCTGCCGCGTAGGGCGCTTCGCTGTTGGCAGCTTGTACGGCCTCTTCCAAGAGCCATGGAATCAGCGTTGCCGTTTCCTCGTCTAGCTCCTCATCACTTGGCCCCTGCGGCTCAGGCTGGGCCAGCGCACGAAGGTCAGTCATTTGAAGTACCAAGCAACGATGAAAATAATTAAGACGGCGGAAAACAACGTGGACTGATAATCAGTCATCGATCTGCTCCAAAGCGCGGAAAAGGATGTTGTAGTGAGCTGCGTCCAGTTCAGCGTCATCCAGTACTGCCAGCGCTTGCTCTTTCAAGGTCAACGGTTTAGGGCGGCGTGTTTTGCGCAGGTCACGAGCCAAACTTTCGCCTTCGTGGAACTTAACGAACGCCACGCACGCCTCCAGCTCCTGGTCGGCGCCTGCCTGGAAAGCAGCAGCTATGGCTAGCGCCGGGGAGAGTTCCAGCCACTGCTGCACCAACTCCGGCGGTGGGGTGATGGGACATTGTTGGTTAGTCATAATTGTTGACCTGTGGGTCGAGAACACCATCAATGTACTACACCACAACCTTCTCAACCATCCGGGCTTCACACTCTGTAACAAATCCAGGAAGCCTAGCCTCAGGAATCCCAAGCGAACAGACCCCACGCAAGTAGTGCCCGCACCGCCTACACCCCTGATCGGCTGGAACATCCCTGTCGTATTCGTGTATCACAACCAGCTGGTTGCCGTGGCACGTCCAGCGCTCCAGGCACACTCGGCACCCATACCGCCTCCGCCGCTGCTTATCAGCCGCGATGTCGGTACTGATCACGTAAACCCGCTCACTCCGGCATCCCGGACAGACATTACACATCGTTCTGCAAGCTCCAAACTTTTTTGTTTTTCCAGACAAGCTGGTACGGCGAAACAGTTTCCTCAGGCGCTTGCTTGGTGTACCAGCGATGACCACACCCAGCACACTTCCGCCTTCGCACAATCCACCCACTATCCAAATGGCTAGACGACACGATGTACGTCCTAGCCGCCCCACACTCAGGGCAAGGCGTCTGTATTGCTGGCATCACTCCGCATCTATACGCACCTGCATCGCCTCGTACAAGGCTTTCTTATCAACTCCACAGCCAACCATAAAATCACAAAAGTTGTCCACCACACTCGCTGGCACTACAGCCTTAAACCGGCTACTCATCACATCCGTAATCTGCTGGGACGCATCCGCCCGAATCAACTCGAACTTGTAGGTCTCCATCAATCCTCCAGCGACTCAATCAACCGATTCAAATACCAAGCCGCCTTCTGCAGGTCTTGCCTGGGACTTTCCTTGTTCCAGCAGCGATGCACATACTTGAGCACCTGCCACTGGAGCCCTCCTGTCACCGCGTTTGGCGCGAACTTGACCGAATCTTCAATAACATCAATCACCTCAAACTTACGGCCCATCGCATAGTGCGGCGGCCTATTAACTGGATCAGTCATACTTAGCTGCTCTAACAGTGTTGTCATAGTTGTAATGTCCAGTAATCGAGTAATCCTTAGCCGGCACCTGCGACATCCGATGGAACACAAGCTGCCCAATCGGCATCTCAGGCCACAATGCAACCGCATGTAACTGCCTGGCGTTCTGCAACTCTAAGGTCAGCTTGGAACCACTCCAGCCCGGATCGCAGTAGCCAGCCATCAAATGCTCGATCCCCTGCCTAGCCCTAGTGCTCTTTAACGCAAACTGCGCCGCCACATTCACCGGCAACTGGAACGTCTCCAGCGTGCAACCCAGCACAAACTCGCCCGGCCGCAGCCAAAACGGATTGCTCTGCGTGTGCCCGGCAATGTCGACTGGCACAAGGTCGGAAAACTCCTCAACCTCGACCATCAACTCATACCCGAGTCTCACATCGAGACTCGCTGGATTCACCAGCTGTGGATCGTACGGAGTAACAAGGCCCTCCATACAGAGGGCCCGAATTTCTGTGTCAGAAAGGATCACAGCGACGCAGCATCGGAGACCGCCGGAACAACCTGTTTCCAAGTCTTCCCACGCTTGATGTGGTTGATAGTCGTGGGATGCACGCCATACGCCTGCGCCAGCGACAAACAAGTCTTTCCACGCTGGAGCGCCCCCTTGATTTGGGACACCTGCACCGCATCCAACGCCTTCCGACCCCGCCCCCTTTTGCGGCGAGACACACGAGTCTTATTTTGAGACTCCGGCTGTACGGACAACTGCCGTGCAGGAGCCTCGAACTCGACCTGTACGGTCTGTGCGTGCTCCAGCACCTGGGTCAGGTTTTCCAGGGCAGTGCCGATCTCGGTGAGATACGCCTGGAGCTGGTTGGTGTCTTTGATTGATAGAAGTGTGAGCATGAGATTGAAAAAGAACTGGGTTAGTGTACTAGGGAGTGAAAGTCTTAGCGAGTCTCAAAAGAGTCTCAGG